AATATCCCGTATGAAGCAGTGGTTTGAGCATGCTGACACTAAACCTGTAAAACATAGCCGGTGGATAAGAGACGGGTTTGGAAGTAGATGCGGAGCTTGTGGTTTATATGCATATAGGGGTAATGATGGTGAACCATGGGAAAGCCCTTATTGTCCAATCTGTGGTGCTAAAATGGACGAGGTGAAATAATGGATAACTTTTATGATACTTACACTTTTATGTACAAAGCCTGGCAAAGAGGAGATCTCCTTTTTGAGCCTGTAAAACCAGTTAATTTAGAAGAATTTATGAGAAAGCTATAATAATTAAATATACAAAATAAGAAGTAGAGTATAATAGCTTATTTTGCTAAATTTAATATATAGAACTAAGGTCAGTTTAGTTTACAACTGACCTACTTTTGTATATAATAATAATGTAAATGAAAGAGGTGCAAAATGGCTAACAAATTCCCTACATTTGAAACTGAAAGAGTTATAGCACTAGGCATCCCCTATATAAAAGCTAATGGCTACAAAAAGGTTCAAAGGTATGAACCTAGTGATGGTAGCTCTACAAAAGATATTATATACGGTATGTATGATGATGTTAATGCTCCTACAGCAACAGCTAATGAATTAAAAGAATTCTTTAACTGGGTAAACAGCAGAGAAACAACTTCAGATTATGAGTGGACTGCAAAAGCTGCTTGCACAAATAAAACTTGTAAATTAAAAGATTTTGGGTACATTTTATCATACATAAATATGTACTTCAAAGCACTTAAATGGGAAGAAGAAGAAAAGATTAGAGCTATACAGAGAAAACATTCTCAGTATGCTGGTGAAGTTGGAGAAAAAATTATCTTTGATGTAACAGAATCCAAAATACTCTACACAATAGACCCATATTCTTATTATGGAGACTACTCTTATGCTTGGAGATTAGTAGACGAAAAGGGTAATGTGATTATTTGGAAAACCTCTAATAGTGACATAGAAGTGGGAGATGTAATTGCTGCAACTGTTAAGTCACTTGGACAATATAGAGGTGAAAAACAAACTGTAGTCACAAGGGGCAAGATTGTTGAATATGCTCCTTGTGAAGAAGAAGAGGAAACAAATCCAGATGATGATTTGTCTACAATTAACTCTGGTTTTTATGATTATATAGATTAGGAGGGAAATTATGAACTGTCAGGGTTGTAAAAATTTAGTAGTAAACAATTTTACTTGCAGAAAATATTGCTTAGCAACTGGAGATTTCTGCCAAGCCGAGAGGCTTAGTGATGTAGGTTCTCCTATAAAGCCTGTTAATGGTGAGTGTCCGGGATATGTATCTAGCTGGGGTAAGTAAATGAAACTGCATAGTGATAAGAAATTAAATCAATATTTACATAACTGGTTTGAAACCTATTGTGATTTTGATTTGGACTTTAAACTTGGTACTGATTTTGATTACACTTATGTAGATGATACAATACATTATGCATTTGTGGTACCAGATGCACACGATAAGATGTTCTTTGATGTGTGTAAAGAAATAGAACCTAAGTTGAAAAGTTGTGATAATTTTCTACTTTCACTTTTCCATGAGGTTGGCCATTATATAACACAAGAAGATTTTGATGATGATGTATGGGACGACTATGATGCTAAATCTGACTGGGGTAATGATTATAATGGCTACTACCATCACCCTATAGAATATGAAGCTACTAGAGCTGGTATTGAATTGATGTTATCAAAAAAATCTGAGATACCTGAATTACTTAGCAATATACAATTATATGAGAAGGAGATTTTAAATGAACTCGGATATAAATTGAGTTAAATTGGGTCCAAGCTTTTTACACCCATACATATTTATGAATGAGTATCTTTATATAGATAGTGAAGACTATGAAATAGACAAACTACTTATGGAGTCTGATGTAGGTCTAACAGTGTTTAATAAATATGAAGGTGTTCACCCAGACCACCCAGGGTTTAAAATTTGTATGATAAAGTGCTTTAAACGGAATTCTGATGAAATGGAAAGGGTTCTTAGAAAGCTAGATTGGAAATTAAATGTATATTATGGTAAAAAATATACTGACTTTAGGGACGAACTGTTCAAAATGCTAAAAGCTAATTATAATGTTTCAGAATAGTTGCTAAATTAAGTATATGGAGGTACCTTTTATGGAAGTAAGCCGATGTATTTATTTAACTAAAGAAGAAGAAATTTCAGATTTTTATGAAAGGACATTTAATACAGAAGGACACACTCAATTAGAATTACACCCAAATGAATACATATTTGTTGGCAACGAAGTATATTGCTATCAAGATGATTTTATTAGAAGGGTAAATTACAATATGATAGATAGTGAATATTCTGGCACAATAAAGCCCAGAAATATAGAACAAATAGCAGCTATTGATATGCTGCAAGATGATACAACTACAATAAAACTTATTACAGGAACTTGGGGAACAGGTAAAACAATGTTACTTGCAGCCCAAGCTATTGCAGATTTAGAAGCAGATAAATTTGAAAAGATAGTTTGGATCCGCAACAATGTACAAGTTAAGGATACGGATAATATCGGTGCTTTACCTGGAGATGCAGTTGATAAACTTCTTCCTTATGTTGGTCCCCTTTGTGACCACGCTGGTGGTGAACAAGGTGTAATTAGGCTTATAGAGCAAGGAAGATTAGAAGTTATGCCTCTTGGATTTTTAAGAGGTAGAAGTATAAAAAATAGTATAATATTATGTAGTGAGGCTGAAAATCTCACTCGTGAACATTTACAATTAATTATAGCCAGAGTTGATGAAGGTTCAAAACTGTTAATAGATGCAGATTGCAGACAAAGAGACAGAGCCATTTTTGATAAACAAAAAGGCATAGAAACAATGATAGAAAAACTCAGAGACCAAAGGTTATTTAGTTGGGTTCATTTAATAAAGAGTGAGAGAAGTGAAACAGCAGCACTTGCAGATTTACTTAATTTAAATTATTAGGTGATATAGATGAAAGTGATAAAAGAACCAGAGGAGGAGCTTACTGTAGAATCTTTAGCAGATTATGATACTATCTATAATGAAGTGAAATTAGATAGTACTGTTGATAAAATGATAGAATATCTCAGAAATGAACCTCCTGAAGAAACAGAAGAAGAACGCATCAATAGGGAAGCAGATGAGTTCTTTAATAAAAAATACCAAAAGGCCTATGATTGTTATTGTGGGCAGATAAAAACTAGGTATGGTTATTTAGATGAAACAAACCTTCCTATTGATGATGAGGCTATAAATTATGCTAGCTGTAAATGCAACTTTGATGCTGATGTATTAAAAGAAATGTTAATACAAGGTATGAAAGATTTAAATGAAGAATTCATTAATGAAGGCGACTGATCTGAGCAAGATTTAGCAGAACAATATGGCGAAAAACTAGTACAATATATAGAAGATGAGTTTGAAGCTAATAGGGTTTATGTTGACTGACAAATAAATGATGTAAAAGTATCTAAAAACGATAATTTATCATTAATTACAATAATGATGACTGCATTTAGTGATGATTTTGCAGAATATGGAGAAGAAGTTGAGGAAGTCATAAAAAGATTTATTACAGACATAATAACAGATTTTATGGGTAAGACACCTTATATGCTAGCTAATAAATCTATATTTGTAAAAAGACTAGATGTTCATAAAGGTCATACAGATAGTATGATAATAACAATTGAGTTAAAGGAAAAACATAATGTTAAGGCATTTAATGGTGACACAATAGATGATGTAGCTAAAAACATAGGTGGTTTTGAAGCTGCTTCACAATATACCATAGGTTGTTTTAGAAACTCATATAGAGATGTAGAGAATGGTGAGCCAAGATATAAAACAGGTATTACGGCTCAAGTTTGTTACATAAGAGATAAACTTTCTTATGCTGGTGGCTTTAAATTCTGGGATAGGTTTACAAAAATTAGGGTCAAAGGTTCAAGTAAACTTACTCAAGGTGATAATACTGCTTTTCTTCTTGCAGCTGAATACAACCCTAATCCAGATGTGGTGTTAGTATGGGTTGATAGTTTTAAACATAAAACACTATATGGTGCAGAAAATAAAGCATTATTAATGCATAGGGCTGATTTTGATAATATGATAAATGAGCTCAAAAATGTAATTGATATATAAATTTTATTAATATAAACAGTAATTCATAAGGAGTTTCAATAATGAAAGTAGACAAGAATCTTTTAGAAGCTGATTCTGCAGTAGCACAAGCTGCTGATGCTATAGATGCAGATGAGGTAGTCCAAGTTGATAGTAATCCCGATGAAGAAGATTTAGGAGAAATATTTAGAGTATTAGATGCATCTCTCAAAACTGCTAGGGGTAAAACTATTTTATCAAAAAAGACTGGTAATTTCCCTAAGGACTTTCCCAATGTATTATTTATAGGTGGTGCTGGCATTGGTAAAACAGCCCAGATAGAACAGTGAGCAAAGAAAAGAGGAGTTAATTTATTTACACTTCAAGGTTCCTCACTTGATGCTGCTGATATGGGTGGTCTCCCAACTATACAGGATATAGATGGTAAAGTAAGAGCACAGAAAGTTGGTACTGGTATTCTTGACCAGCTTAATAGACCAAATAGTGTTTTGTTCCTTGACGAGTTAAATAGAGCTAGACAAGATGTTAGGGCTGCTCTTCTTCAATTAATTAATGAACATAAAGTTCAAGATTTTAATGAAGATGGTGGTATGAGATATTTCCCAAATTTCCTTTTCACAGTAGCTGCTATCAACCCGGCTGGTAAAGCTGGTTATCAGACTTATGAGTTAGACCAAGCTGAAAAAGGAAGATTTAGAAATGTAAATGTTAAGGCTGAGAATGCTCAGACACTTAAATACCTTTATAATCACTATAAAGAAGAAGCTGCTTTATTTGGTGATGAATATCCAGATTTAGCTGCAGAAAGTTTAGGAAGAGCTGAGTTAGCAAAAACACTTGTAGGAGATGTCAGCTTTGTATTTGATGATGAAAATGATGTTGAAGAATATGAAGATAATGAAGATTGGAACGGATTAGCTACTACTCCTAGAAATATAACATTACTTCTTGACAACTCAGATGGTACAAAAGCAAGTGTATTAAAGATGTGGTCTCAGTATTGTAATAATCTGCTCGAACCTACTATAAAGAGAATACTTAGCAAATACAAAGATGTAGACAATAAAGCAAATTCTGTATTTAAACAAGGAACACAATCCAGTATACTTAAGAAAAAGTCTGATTTAGATGCATTAATAAGTAAGTACGGTAATTAGTTATGGGTAGAATGACGAGAGATGAATATGCTACTAAAGAGTATTTAGCTGATAGACTAGCTGAACAAGGTTATGTAACATATTCTAAACTTTTTGAGCTATTTGATTTAAGGCTTACTTATAATCCAACTGTTGTAGGATATATGGAGCCTGGTGAGGGTAGGATAACATTAAATGGTACATTAGATGAGCATACATTATTGCTTGTTATAAGGCATGAAATAATGCACGAATACCTTACTCACGAAATGAGAGCTATTAAGCACTTAGCAAGAAAAAAGGGTATAGATGAAGATGATATAGATGATGTATCTCTGGCAGATCTGAAAAATGAATTATATAGTAATAGTATATTCAACATAGCTGGTGACTATGAAATATCTAATAGGACATATACAGACCAGGATAAGAAAGATATTAGAAATATTAGATTAAATGGTCGAATAGTTAGTGGCCTTGTAACTGAAATTGACCACCCAGATTGGGTAGATCTCCCTTTGGAAGATATGTATGATTTATTAGAAAAAGAAAGAGAAGAAGCATCACAAAACGCTCAGCAAGATTTGCAAAATGGAGATTCTCAACAAGGTAATGGTGAAAAATCCCAAGATGCTCAAGACAGTCAATCAGGTAATCAATCAGGTCAACAGTCTGGCAATCAATCTAGTAGTCAATCTGGAGATGGAGAAGAACAACAAGAATATAACCGATATAAATATAATCCACAAGGTGATAATGTGGAATATCAAAACTCTCAAGACGGTCAACCTAATACTAACGATAAAGGTCAAGAAGACTCTGGTTCAAATCAATCTGGAGATTCAGAAGACCAAGGTGATGATGGCTCAGAACAAAATGACCAGAATTCTAACCAAGCTGGACAAGGTGGAGATAATAAGGCTTCCAATGATGGCTTGTCAGGCAAATCTAATAGAAATTCTGAAAGCTCCCCATCTCGTATAATTCACGGAACATTTAAGAATGGTAAGTTCTATGATAGAAATGGTAATGAAATAATACCTGGAGGTAATTAATATGGATATTTATATAGATGATGCCACAGGTAAATATTATACTTGGAATGGTTCTAGTTTTGTAGAGTATACTTATGACTCAGATGATGGGCCACAGATAGGCAGTCATGGTGATGAAAGTATTACTGATGAAGAAGAAAAAGAAAGACAAAAACAGATAGACCAAGAAGAACAAGAAAATCCTGAACAGAATAAAAATATTAAATCTGATGCAGAAAGAATAAAAGATATTACTAGGGAAATGTCTGATGAACAAACTGGTGATAATCTAGATATAGACAGGGTTAGGGTTTCACAAAAAGAAAGAGAAAGACAGAAAAAGTTAGCTAGAAGAAATGCTGCTGAATTTAAAGGCAATAAGGCTGGGTTAACAAAATTTAAAGCTGATTTCTCTAAATTTATAAAAAATGAAGTAGCTGCTGTTGAAGTGTCTACTTGGTCTAAACCTAATAGGAGATATGTTGATACACCATTTATAATGCCTGGCACAAGAGAGGAAGACAATCTTTCTATACCTTCTGTAAGAGTTTATTTTGACCACTCTGGTTCTTGGGACGAGAGAAAAATAGCAGATGGTAAGGCTATCATAGAGTCTATAGTTAAAGATTATGTAAATAAAAAGAAGCTAACAATAGAGATTTTATATTTTGGTAATCAAGTTAGTACAGACCCACAAGGTACAGGTAGTGGAACTTATGGTCAACCTATAATGGAAGATATAAGAACATATAAACCTGATAATGTCATAATTATGACTGATAGTGATATAGATGATTTATATAGTACCACTACTGTAAAAGGTGGGGTTTTCTTACTGTTTAAAGGCGGTGTATCTACTAACCTTCAAGAACATATTAGGGGAAGAAAGATTACAAGGAGCTATGAGATATAATGACAGATGAAGAATTATATGGCATTTTAATTAATGATAGTACTGCAAAGAAGTACTTATCAAATAATGATGTTAAAAGTTTATTTAAATATATCTTCAGTCAATACAGAGATGTTAAACCTAATGAATTAACTGCATTATTACTCAGTGCTGGTGTTGATATATTTGAAGATGGAGAAATACCTTATACTATGTATATGGGTGATAAAACTTTAAAATCATTTGATTTTTCAAATATAACTAAAGTAGGTAGATTTGCATTTAAAGATACTGGCATTACTACAGCTAATCTACGCAGTGTAACTGAAATAGGCGATGGAGCATTCTTTGACAGTGATTTAACAGAAGTATATTTAAAAAATGGTGTTGAAATAGGAACAGCTGCTTTTGGTAGATGTGAATTTAATGAACTTTACATACCAGAAAATACTAAAATACATTCTTCTGCTTTTGCTGGTTGTGATAAGTTAGAAACAGTTGTTATGTATGGTATCAACATAGAATCAGATATGTCTGCATTCCAAAATTGTAGACATATTGATAATATATTTATATATAGTAATAGAATGGGTTGAATAAAAACACTTTTAGAAGATTCTATAGCCAAAGAAGTTACTATAAATGTAATACCTACAGAAGGTGCTCCTTTTGATGAAGATTCTGTTAGAGATTATGTAAAGACATTTACTAAATTTAATCCTGAACAAGTAACAGTAAAAGAAGTAAACTAATGAAAATCAATAAATTTGAAGAATCTCTTTATGTACCAGATGATTATAAAGTTTGGAACAAAGTAAGAGATGGTATAATTAATGGTGCTGATGCAGTAGGTATAAAATTAACAAAACAGCAATGGGAAACTATTGCTGATTGTGTAGTAGATTCTTTACATACTGTTTCAAAGGATAGAAAATATAAGAAAAGACACTATGAATATTAAAGAATTTAAAGAGAGAAAAAATACCCATCAGACACATTTTGAAGATCTCGTTCTGCTTGGTGAAGATGGTATTAATGAACTTAATGATAAAATAGAAAGATTCATAGCAAGAATTGGTGGGGATAAATCTAATAGTAATTTGACAACTAAAGTAGACGGGGCTCCTGCGGTTGTCTGCTGGCATGAGTTTACAGATTATCCTGCCAATTCAATTTGTCTTAAGTCATTTGTTACCTCTAACAAAAATTGTTTATCATCAGAAGAAGATATAGAAGCTAAATATGGTGATAGACCTGATATGGCTGTTAAACTCAAGTATTGTTTAGAACTTGCACATAGCATACCATCTGGAGAAGCTTGGCAAGGAGACTGCCTTTATTCAAAAAATGATTTAAAAGAAGTTGAAATAGGTGATACTAATTATCTAACATTTCAGCCCAATAAAATAGTTTATGCATTTAGTGAAGATAACCCAACATATGAAGTTATAAAGAATTCCGATTTTGGTATTTGTTTTCATACTATTTATAAAGGAAATTTAGAGCATAAAACCCAATCATTCAATGTAGATGCTTCTAATCTTAATAATGTTCCTTCTGATATTTATGTTATGTCACCTGCATTAGACACGGATGATGTATCATATGATATAGCTTCTATACAAAGTCAATATGATGAACTCAAAAATTTAGAAGCTAAACTGATTTCAGATTCTGCATATGAAGAATTAGTAAACAACAAAGTATTTATGGATTATTGGAATACTTTTGAGAATGCTAATTTATCAGATAAAAAGGCTACTAATATAAACACAGAAACATTTATAGATGACTTAAAAACTTATATAAGTGATAAGATACAAGCAAAAGGTTATAAAAAGCTGGAAACAACAGAAGAGAAAATAAAGTACTTTTCTGATTTTATAGATGCTAATACAAATACTCTGAGAAATTTAGTTGCACTTTTAAATAAAGCGTCAGATATAAAGATGACACTTTGGAATTCTTTAAAAAATGCAAAACAAAATTACAGTACTTTTTATAGACATAAGGAACAAGGTTATATACCTGCAAATATGGAAGGTGCTGCATTCTCAGACCAAGATGGCAATATAGTAAAAATAGTTGATAGATCTAATTTCTCATCAATTAATAGAAATACTGATTATTTATCAGGGTTTGAACATGAAGGATTAGATATGAAAGTAGTAAAAGAAAGCTTATTACCGAGAACTGGTATAGGTTGGTTTGACAATGCTTATGATAAAATGTCTGATGATGAAAAATCTAAAATAGAACATATTATTCATAATGTATTTTATATAAAAGATGATGAACTACCACTAGTAGATGAAGAAACTTTAGAAGAAATATTTGATAGGTTTGCAGATATGAGAATAATAAAAGAAGAAATAAACTTAACTGAAGATAAGTTATCTGACTTTCAAAAGTTCTATGATGATAACCTCGCTTCAAAGCATGGGAACTTAAAATTTAAATATAGTAACTGGAGTAAATATGGCCGTATAATAGATTGTAATTATGGCTGGAATAAAAATCAAACTGATGTTAAATCTTTGGCTACAGCTTTGAAAAGGGCAGGGTACCAAATAGGTTTAAGAAATGATAAAGAAGCATCTCGTGCTTGTGGCAGATGGTGCGGGTATGTTTTAGTAATTGGAGAAGACGATAGAATAGACACATTTAAAAATATTATAGATAAAATGCCTCTTGGAAAGATACTTGAAGTTATTGTTGGTGATTCTTCATTAAGTGTACCAAAGGATGCTACTAAAAAAGATTTAGAAGATTATATTGGTAGTGATGCTTTAAAGTGGCTATTATCTCATAAGCCAATTAGCACTTCCTGGTCAAAAAGTAGAATCACATTTATATTCAGAGCAAGTCCTGAGTATGATAAACTAAGGGGTAATGAATATGGAGGAGCAAGAAAAGTGTCTAGAGATGATATAGATAAGATGCAGTTTGACCTTCAAAGACTTAAAGATATGAATATAAGAACAGCAACTAATGAGTCCAAATCATATAATGGTTATAGAATAAAACAAGACCATAAATATGGTGGCTTTAATATTTATGACGAGAATGGTGAGTTAGAAGATTCTGGGTTTAAATCTGAAGAAGATGCTATGGATGAGATCGATAGGATATGTGAAAGAGAATCTATTAAAGAAGACACAGTCAGGACTTCAGATGGTAAATGGACTAACAAAGGTAAAGAAGGCACACACGGTAAGTTCAACACAAAGAAGGCTGCTGATGCTCAGAGAAAGGCCATGTTCGCCAGAGGTTACCACGAATCAATGAATAGAACTAACCCAATAGATAGTGACTATGATGACTCTCATAAACCTTGGCCTGAGACAAAGAAAGAACTCATTAAAAAATATGAGGATAAGGGTTATAAGAATGTATCTGTAATAAGAGGGAAAACTGATACCAAAGGTTTGAGAACTTATATAGTTTATGGTGATAAAATAGAAGAGTCATATTGCGAAGAGTTAGATACAGAAGAGTTAGATGCCTTTGAAGAAGAGTTTAATAAGGACGATAATACTTTTAGCAGTGTAATTATTAATAAATAAGTTATGAGATTATTAGAAGAATACAATAAAACAGCTGTATTAGGGTTTGGTAGACTTAACCCTCCTACTATTGGACATTTAAAATTAGTGGATACTATAAAGGACACTGCTTCTACCATTGGTGGAGAACCTATGCTTTATTTATCCCATTCACAAGATTCTAAAAAGAATCCATTGAGTTATGAAGAAAAAGTTAAATGGTGTAAAAAAGCATTTGGAGATGTAGTAAAAGAGTCTAATGCTAGAACAATAGTAGATGTTATTAAAGAAGTCTATAATAATGGTTATACTAATTTAGTATATGTAGGTGGAGAAGACCGTATAGGTGGAGAAGAAGATATTACTAATGTTCTTCTTAAATATAATGGTCAACCTAACAAATCAGGAGAAGTTCTGTATAATTTTGATAGCATAGACTTTGTTAATGCTGGAAATAGAAATAGCTCAAGTAATGACTTAAGTGAGAGAGCTTCTGCATCATTGGCTAGAAAATTAGTACAAGAAGGAAACTTTGAAGAATTTAAACAGATAGTTCCATTTGATTATGAAGGTGCAGAAGAGTTATACAACACCTTAAGAAAAGAACTTAGTGAAAATTTAAATGAAGCTACTCTTAAAAATCGTGAGACTAAATATTTCAATTCAGTAATTAATCAGATACTCACTAATCATACAGTACCTATTGGTGAAAAAGGTGATAAGGAGATTAACTTAGAAGGATTTTTAACACCAGAAATAGAATCTAAATTAAAATCACTTTTGTCAGGTGATGAAATAGATTTAGTTAGTGCATTTAATAATATAATGGCACCGGCTGGTGTAAGATGGACTAATCTATATAAGGGTATATACTCAGGTTACTCAGGTGCTAAAGCTGCAGGGCCTGGTATAGGTGCAGAAACTGAACTTAAGACAGATAAAAAGTCAAAAGAAATAATAAACTTAGTTGAACCTTATCTTGAGTATAAATATGGTGATATAGATAATATAGAATTAGTTGATATTGAGCATACAGGAGGAGCTAATAGTAAAAGAGGTGTAGATTTTGAAACATTATTTAATGTTTCTAATTTATATGATAATGTAACTTCTGGTCCATCAACTTCTGATAAAATAGCAGATGTTATTTATAAATTAAATGTTCAACTTAAAAATGGAAAAGTTATAGAAGAACCTATTTATATTTCTGTAAAAGAAGGTCCTACAGTATCACCTATTAACTTAGGTTTATCAAGAACAGAAACAGATGTTATTATTGACTCACTCACATCAAATATAACAAATGATGAAAGAGATTTATTGAAGAAGGTTATAGGACTTAGAGGTACTACAATTCCAGGAGTAACAGCAGTAGATAAAGAAACTGGTGAAAATATAGAAGCTTGGTACTATAAATTTGATAGCAATAAATTAGATACTGAAAACTTTAAAAATGCTATTATAAATTCATATGGTAATAATTATTACTATTATCACACTTCGAAGCAAGGTAAAACAATTCAATTTAAACCTGTTGAAGAGATTATAAATAAACTTAAATCTGAAGATGTAACTAACGCTGATTTAACTGTCACACAAGCTAGAATAGTAGTACAATTTATATTAGGTGATTTATTCTGCAGATTGTTTATAAGGAGAAAAGGTAGTACTTCATTATTTTTATTAACAGAAGTATTAGAAAATAGAAGTGCTTATATTCAATTTAAAGGTACAGAAATTAAAGATTTAAATAAATATGATTTTATTTTAAAATAAATTTTTAATAAAAAATAATTAGAAGCTCTGTAATTTAGTTTACAGGGCTTTTTATTTTGTATATAATAACTATAATAAATGTGAAGGTAGCAATTATATACATTTGAAGGAAGGCCTTACTAGTATGAAAAGTATGTTTAAAACAGATTCTAATGTTAAAAAGCTATATAAAATCTATTTTAATAGATACACCAATGCATACCCAGGGGACACAGTAAGTCATAATAATGATGATATGGTATACTTACAGTGTGATGAAGATGGGTCTCTTATAATAAAAGAAGATGATTTCTTTTATTATAAACAATTTGGTGGTGGTATTAGGTCTATGAATTATATTGGACTTTTTTATGAGAAATTGTAGGAGTGATAAATGGTAAAAGTTGAGAGTTCCAACATTAGTGCTGTTGGTTATGATATGAATTTTGGGAGTCTTATAGTTGAATATAAGTCTGGAACAAAGTATCAGTATAAGAATGTTCCTTATGAACTTTATGAGAATCTTCTCAAGGCAGAATCTAAAGGAAGATTTGTAAATGAAAATGTTAAGGGAAAATTTGAGTATGGTAGAATAGTAGAGGATATGTAATGGAAGAAGAATTTAAACCAACAGCTGAGGCTTTGTTGTTTACAGCCCTTCAGGATTGGGGAGTTGATGTAAACTGGAATTATAAAGTCTTCCATGGAATATATGAAGATTTTATGAAGTCACTAGAAAAACATGGGTATGCTAAGTATGTTGAAGGTGATGAATAATGGAAGATTGGCTTGATACATTTATTTCTGATAACAATATTAAACAAGAAAATGCAGAAAAGTTATCACAGTTTATAGATGAGCTTGTACAAAATGCTTATGATAGTGGTTACTATGATGCTTGTATTGATGAGGAATATTTTGTATTAAGTAAAGTAGATGCACAAGCATATGTAGAAGGCTATAATGATGGTTATTATGATGCTTGCAAAGAGTTTATAATAGGAGAATAGAAATGGAAACCGAAACAATGAATATAGAAGATACTGGTTTACTTGCAGATGAAGTTGAAAATATTGAGCAAGAAGGTCCAGAAACAGTCAAGCCTGAAGAAACAGAACTATATAATATGGGACTTATGGATTACTATAATGCCCTTGGTATACTTTGTCTGTATATGCTTAGAGGTGAAAGAGAAAGACTGTTTAATGGAAACTATGATATAGTAGATATTCTTAGAAACTACCCACCTCATGAGTTTATGGCTAAGATAAAAGAGTTCCAGGAAACTATGATTATGATAGGTGATATTGTAGATATAGAAACTGAAGAAGGTCCTGTAACAATTCTTGTAACAAAGGTTAAGGACAATCTTGTTGATGACCATAAGCCATTTGTGTATGGATTTGATAATACTGGTAAGACCTATAGTGGAAAACTTATTGACAAGCTTGGTGAGCATATTGATTATTGGAGAGGTTTTGTAAGATAATGGAAGAATGGGTCTTTACATTTGGCGAAGGACATAAACTAGAAGGTAAATGTGTTCGTGTTTCTGGAACTTGGGAAGAAGCTCGTCAAAAGATGATAGATAAATATGGTCTTCACTGGGGATTCCAATACTCAGCTGAAGAATGGGAAAATATGAAGAAAAATAAATGGTATGGTGAATTTCTAGAAAAGGAGGTAGAATTTTAGTATGAATGATACTTATTCTGTAGGCACTATTAATAAGCCAACCGTCACTGATGGTAAAGAACATTCTGATTTATATTTTGATGATTTAGTTTATAGACCTCAGAAGTCTGTAAAAATTAATCTCAATGAAGAAATAGAAAAACTTAATGAGAGAATTAAAATGCTTGAGGAGCTTGAAAAAGACAATAGTTCTAGAGAAAAGGAAATGCTTTGGACTCTTCATAGGCTTTTTAAACTTTGGACACTTTATCCAGAACTGAGACTTGGTCAGCTTATAGGTAATGCACTTTCTGACCCTCAGCTTTATTATGTAACAGATGACAATATAGTAACTATACTGGAGAAATATTATGATAATATCTAAAGAACAGTTTGAAGATGCAATAAAACTATATAAGGATTTTAGTAACTACCTCACAAGTCTTTCTGACTTTTATATAAACATTTGGGAAGCACCTGAAGTCGGGTATTTTGAAGATATGTATACTAATCTCCTTTCTGCACTTATAGGTGAAGAGCACGAAGCTGATTTTATGTACTTCATTTGTGATATGAATTGTGGTGACAATGACGATGAAGATGTGACTTGGCTTGAAGATAAAAATGGAAATAAAGTTCATATACACAATGCTTCAGATTTCTATGATTTCATAAATGAAGATTATTCAAACCTTGATATAGAATAAGTTTACAAATGCCTCCAACTATGTTATTATGATAATGTAATTGGAGGTTATTTATATGAAAAGAACAATAAAAAGACAAGACCTTATTAAACTGGTTAATCTCTGCAAATCTTATGACCCATGGGCTATGATGATTGATAGTTATGAAGAACAGAAAAGAGTTGAGGCTCTGAATAGAGAAATAACTAAAGATTACACAGACATAATAAATAAATATACAGGTAGCACAAAAGAACATTATCCAATTGTAGATAAATCTAATTATCCTGGTAGTGATGATATTGTTGCTAAAAGGCTTATAGAATATCTTGGTGCTGTTTATGATGATGTTCACAGTAAGTAAATCATTGATAAATTTGGAGGGATAAATTATGAAAAAGAAGTATAGACTTAAGAAATGGGCACAAACACTTTATGCAGTAATTGGTGCTGTATGTTTTTGCTTCTTGGTTGGTCTTAGTGCTATGGAGTTTACATTTGCTTCTATAGTGATTGTAGGTGTAATTCTTGGTATATTTGGATTCAGTGCTCATATGCTTAGCACTTATGGGAGAGTTGAGTAATGAAACTGGTTAAAGTAAAAAAGACATCTAAGGAAATAATAGAAGATATAAAAAACCTTAGTTTATCTGAAAAGTTTGAAAGTGCTGGTCTTATAGGTATGACTCTTAGTTTATTTGTACTAGCTATGTTTATAATAGTATTGGCCTTTAAGTATGGTGTAGTTATAGGTATATTTGCTATACTATTTATGGGTGGGCTATATGCTGTTGTAACAGGATTACTTTTTGATTTACTAGAAGACCATATAGACTTCTATGTTACAGAGTGGGTAGAAGATGAGTAATACAGAACATACTAATAAAATGAAGTACTTTGTATGTTCTGACCCTCACGGTTTTACTAGTATTATGATAAAGGCACTAACTGATGCTGGGTTTGATAGAAATAACACTGAACATAAACTCATAGTTTGTGGTGACTGCTGGGACAGAGGTAATGAACCTGTAGAAATGTATAGGTATCTCAAAGACCTCGGAGATAGATTTATTTTCGTTAGAGGCAACCATGAGGATTTATTCTTCGATGCAATAAAAGAATATAAAGAGTGCGACTATGTATATAGTTACCACCATAAACATAATGGAACTGATGAGACTATATATACATTAAATAATGAAGGACTTCTTGATGAAGTTGCTGATTGGATACAAAAGAAATCAATTAACTTCTATGAAACAGAGCACTATATATTTGTGCATGGTTGGGTACCTTTTGATAGTGTTTATAATGATGAATATGATGAAGAGGCAAGAATAACCAAAACCACAATGACCTTTGAAGTGCTGGAAAACTGGAGAGAAGATAATGACTTCTGGAAGGATGCTCGTTGGTACAACGGAATGGAAATGTGGCATAAAGGAATAAAAATTCCAGGTAAAACAATTGTTTGTGGCCACTATCATTGTGGCTATGGTAATTACTATTATCACGACGAAGTATCTCCAAAGTGCAGTATAAGTGATGCTGATTATCAAAAAGTTTATCTCTCAGACCACCCATTCATTGATGATGGCATCATAGCACTTGACTCGTGTACAGTTATTAACAAAAAAGTTAATGTTGTTGTGCTGGAGGACTAATATGGGTGAGTGGGTATATGATGAAGATAGAATAAATCATTGGCACTGTAGCGTGTGTGGATATACAATTGGTGTTGCTGGAATTATGGAAGATGAATATTGTCCACATTGTGGTAGTCTAATGAATAGAAAACAAGCGTTTGAAAAATGGGAAAAAGTTTTAACTAAAAAGTAAATTTTTTAGTTTTTTAAAGTGCTAAATTAAGTATAACGGGTTATATAATAACTCACAAATAAATAAAGCAATAGGCTTTATTCTTGAACACAAACAAAAACAATTAAATTAAGTTGGTAATAGTACTGTTGTATAATAGTATTGTTATATCTATATAGGTAGTGTTTGCTGATTTTTTGTTTGTGTTCAGGGTAAACGCTACCTTCTTTTATTGCTCCAGTTACAATAATTCAAAATGCTCTGGGAAGTATCAAAAGCATAGAAGTCTTGGTTGGAGACTAATTTACTATTATAAAAAGCCAACTACCGTTTCTATTCGGATTTTATTCTTTTAGTTATAGAGAGTCTAAATAAAAAATAGAGGGCAAGCTGATTTTGTTGAGCCTATATGGCTTTACTACAATTAATCAACAAAACAGAAGGATGGCCATGGTGGCAGGCAACTGTACCTATGCAATTCTTGAAAACAAGGACTTGGCTGAGACGGCTGTGTAGTGACAGTCAGTAGAATTGCGTGATGTGAGAAGTGTTTCGTTTTTATACGAGCACCGGCAGGCGTAGTATAAGTAAAGTTTTAAAACAGATTTAAGATAAGAGAAATATAATTTAACTTGTTTTAATTTATTGAAATTAAATTTAATTAGTTTACTTATTTTATAAAAATATTTATAATATAACAAATTAATGGAATATTATATAAGGAGATAATAATGCCTAAAAAGAAAGTTGATAAAACTTTATACACAGAAGACAGTATTATATCATTAAACCCAAGAGAGTTTACTCGTCTGAGACCGTCTACTTATTTAGGTTCTAATGAATACTCTACTCAGCTTGTAAGGGAAGTATTTGCGAACGCCTTAGATGAACATCTTATAGGACACGGCGACTTAATATCTGTTGATGTTGATACTAAAGAAAATAAGTATACTGTTACAGATAGTGGGCAAGGTTTTCCTATTAATATAGTTAAAGATGGAGAAACTATATTACAAGCTTCATTTGATAAACTCAATACTTCTGGTAAGTATGATGAAGATGGAGTTTATGGCGGTTCTGTTTTAGGCCTTAATGGTATAGGAGCAAAACTTACTAACTTCCTATCAAAATGGTTATATGTATATTCTACAAATGGTGCAGCTTATGAGCGCATAAAGTTTAAAGATGGTATATTTGAAGATAGAGAAACAGGTCCTGATAGATGTACATCTGGAACTTCTGTAAGTTGGGTACCTGACCCTCAGTTCTTTCAACACCCTGAAGCAAATCTCAATGATTTAAGGAAGTTATTTGAAGATATATCCGCCCTTTGTCCATCACTTACTATTAAGCTTGATGTAGATGGCAAGGTTGAAGTTTATCACGCTGATAATGGTATTCAAGATTTACTTGATAAAAAGATAGGTAAAAAGGAAATACTTTCAAATAGGTTTGCTATTCGTAAGACAGTAGGTGATAACCTGTTTGATATAGCTATGACATATACTTCTGATTATTCAGATTCTATTACAGCTTATGTTAATTATGGCCTTACAGAAAGTGGTACTCATATAAGTTATGTAAGGTCTATTTTTACAGCTCAAGTAAATAAATATGCTTATGATAATGGCCTGTTAAATAAAAAGGACGAGAAACTTACAAGTTCAGAACTTTCTGAAGGTCAAGTACTTGTATTTAATGTAAAAGCTAATAATGTAAAGTATGACTCACAGACTAAAGTGAGAGTTGTAGATTTAGATGCATCTCTTATTCAGCAGGTAATGAAAAATGATTTTGCAGATTGGCTTAATAATAATCCTAAAGATGCAAAACTCATTATTGATAGAGCTCTTATTGCTCGTAAGGCTAAAGATGCTGCACAGAAGGCAAAAGAAGGAATTAGAAATGCATCTGGCAAAAAGGCTAAAAAGTTCATTGATTTACCAACAAAACTTGTAGATGCCTATTCAAAAGATAGATCTGAATGTGAGTTATTTATTACAGAAGGTGATAGTGCTGCTAATGGTCTTATAGCTAAGAGAGATGGCAAGACACAGGCTGTATTTCCTATTAGAGGTAAGATACTATCTTGTAGAAAAGCCTCACTTGATAAAATATATGCTAATCAAGAAATAAGTAATATAGTAAAAGCTCTTGGTCTTGAAATTGAAAAAGAGACTGGTAAACTTATTTATGATAGCAAGAAATTAAGATATGGTAAAATCATATTTGCCACAGATGCAGATAGCGACGGATACGATATAAGACTTCTTCTTCTCAATATGTTCTGGTGGCTTTGTCCAGAGCTTGTAGAAAAAGGGCATATTTATGTTGCTATACCTCCGCTATATAGAATAACGACGAGTAAAAATGATTATATTTATCTTATAGGGGATAAGGAGCTTAATGAATATAAGGCTCAGCATAAAAAGGATAAATTTATAATAAGCCGTAATAAAGGTCTTGGTGAATCGGATGCTAGTGAACTTAAACAATATTTACTTCAAACTAATACTAGAAATGTTCATCAGATAACTATTGAAGATGCTAAAGAAACAGATAATATGCTTGAAATGGCTATGGGTGATAAAGTAGAGCCAAGAAGAGATTATTTACTTAAACATATGTCAGAGGTATCTGTTGATATAGGTTAAGTTTACAAATTAAGAGGTTTATTATATAATAAATTATCTTAAATGAATGAGGTAATAAATGATAAAAGCAATTGACGAAATTCATAATGATTTTTTAATTTATGCTCAGGAAGTAAATACTAACAGAGCTTTCCCAGATGCTAAAGATGGATTAAAGCCGTCACAGAGAGCTGCTCTTTGGACAATGAATGTTGGTGGATTTACTTCTAATAAGCCTCATGTCAAATCAGCAAAGGTTGCAGGTAATACAATAGCTAGCTACTGGCCTCATGGTGATGCAGGTGTTTATGATACCATAGTCCGTATGAGTCAGCCTTGGTTAAATAACATTTGTGAAGTAGATTTCCATGGTGGTAATGGTTCATTACTTGGTGGACCTGATGCTGCTAGTTCAAGATACACAGAATGTAGATTATCAAAAGCTTCTGAAGATGGCTTCTTTACAAATATAAAGAAAGATACAGTTGATATGATTCCAAACTTCTCTGAGGATTTGGAATGGCCATCTGTATTTCCAGCAATCTTCCCAAGACTATTTATAAATGGTTCTCAAGGTATTGGTTATACTATAGCCCAAGAATGGGAGCCTGGTAATCTTAATGAGTTTACTGAAGCAGTGAAAGGGTATATCAAAAATGGCAAAGTTGATTGTAGTGTTATTTATCCTGATTATCCTACTGGTGGAGTTATCATAAATAAGAAAGATATTCATACTATTTATGAAACAGGAAAAGGAACAGTTATACTTAGAGGAAAAGTAGAAATAGAAAATAATCTAATAAAGATTACAGAACTACCTTATCAAGTTTATGCTGAGCCACTCATTGCTAAGATAAAAGAACTTGTTAATTCAGACCAAATTACAGGTATTGAAGATATATGTAATAAATCAGATGATGATGGTCTTCTTATAGAAATTGAATGTTCTGAAGACCCAAATATAATAGTTAATAAACTCTATAAGTTAACTTCTCTACAAACCACTTTTAGTGCTAATATGATGGCATTAGTAAATGGTTCTCCAGAAATGCTTAATCTTAAAGATTATATTAAAGTTTATGTAGAGCATAATCTAGATTGTATAGTAAGAGAACATAAATATGACCTCAATAAAGCTCAAGAAAGATTAGAAATAGTTGATGGTTTACTTTCTGCATTAGAGAAGATAGATGATGTTATAGCTACTATAAGAAATTCTAAATCATCTGAAGTTGCAAAAAATAATTTACAGAAAAAATTTAAGTTTACTATTAACCAGGCTCAAGCTATAGTTGATATGAGACTTGGAAAATTAGCTAACCTTGAAGGTATTGAGTTACAAAATGAACAAGCAGAACTCAATAAGAATGTAGCAACTTTTAATAAAGTAATAAACTCTAAAAAAGAACAAGATAAGGTATTTATAAAGAGGCTTGAAGACTTTACTAAAAAGTATGGTTGGGAAAGAAGAACACAACTTACTGATGTAGATATAGTAAAGGAAAAAGCAATTATAAAGAAGACACCTAAATCAGAAGAACAGTTTATGATGGTTCTTACTAAAGGAAATTACCTTAAGAGAGTTGCTTTAGTAAATTATAAACCTCAGACAAAAGTTAAGAATGCTGAAGATGAGGTTGTTAATGTAATTAAGGTGGGTGCAAGAGAGAAGTTTATTCTCATTTCTGAAACTGGAATGATGTATAAATTACAAACAAATAAAATACCAACTTGCACTATGAACTCAACAGGTACAAGCTTATTAGATTTAGTGAATGATAAGATTCTTAACATTTACACAGGTAATGAAGAAGAGCCTTATATGTTTATGATAACACAGAATGGGCTTGTTAAGAAGATGAACTCAAATGATGTATTCAAAATTGGTAAAAATGTGGGTACATCAATAATGAAACTTGATGATAATGATAGAATTATCAACCTTTCACTAATAACCTCTCAGACTGTCAAATACACTGTTGGCAAAAAACAATATTCATTAGATACTGACAAGTTTAAGACAAAAGGTAGAAGTGCTGGTGGCGTAAAGGGAATAAAAGTAAAGGAAGGACAAACATTTGAACTCAATTAGTGTATTATACCATGATAAAGAATTAGAAAGATTAGAAAAAATCTCTAAAGGTGATTGGATTGATTTAAGATCTGCTGAAGATGTTGTAATGAAAGCAGGAGAATTTAGACTCATTTCACTTGGTATATCAGTTCAACTTCCAAAAGGTTATGAAGCACATATAGTGCCAAGAAGCTCCACATTTAAAAATTTCGGAGTTATACAGACTAATCACTATGGAATTATAGATGAGTCTTACTGTGGTGAGAATGATATATGGAAGTTCCCAGCATATGCTTTAAGAGATACTGAGATACATAAGAATGATAGGATATGTCAATTCAGAATATTCAAGCATCAGCCTCTTGTTCAATTTATAGAAGTAGAACAGCTTGAAAATAATGATAGAGGAGGTTTTGGTTCCACAGGTAAGTGCTAAATTGAATATAAAAAGGAGACGCATATGAAATTTAATAAACTATATGAACAAGAATTTAGAAAAAATTCTTTAGGCCAATATGAAGATGAAGTTAGGGCGGCTATAAAAAAATTAAATAATTTACCAGAATGGTTCAAGCGCGAAGAATTAGGTAAGTGCTTTTCAGGGACTTACTCTGAGGAGACTGACAAATCAGAATTAGCTCACAATGTAATTACAGCTATAAAATCTAATATATCTAAGCTCATTGATTTATCAGGTTTATTTGATTCTTGGGAAGTTGAAGGTTTTTCAGATACTTTAAGAAGTTTTAGGATAATAGTAACAGGTATTAAAACAAATTATCTTAAGAGTTTAAGGGAACCCATTATAGCTTCTCTTTCAGATATACTAAAAGTAGATAAGGTAGTTATACATAGAGATACAGAGTATGACCATAGATATACCTCCTGGGGAGGTGGTAAACACCCTACAAATAATGATGAAGATGGTTTCATTAATGTTTATGTTACAGAGTTTAATAAGAAATTATTAGATGGTGGTATACATTATGACTTTAAGTGGCAACCTCCAACAAACCCTGAAAATTATAAGGTTTATGATTTTATTATGGCCTTTAATACTGGAGACTACGCTTGGGATAATTATGCAAATATCTATAATTATACAGGCTCATTTGATGAATTGTTTGAAAAATATGGTAAAAAGTTTGAACAACAAGAAGATATATCAACCGAAACTATAAGAAAAGAATTAGAATCAACTGGTGCTTTTGATGGTGATGATTTAATGATAGGTTGTAAGCAACTCAATCAGAAAATGTATGATGAGATAGAACACCTGTATTATTAAATTAATTATTGTATATTATACTGTGGGCATAAATTTGGTAAGTGAGGAAAAACCAAAAATAAAACAATTATAAGGAGAATTGATAATTATGCGTGAAGTTTATTACTCTGAAGAACTTAAAAAGTATTTCAATGACAAGGCTGAGTGTGAGAAGGCTGAGAAGGAGTATGAAGAGAAGCATGCTGCTGAATTGAAAGCTAAAGAAGAAAGAAGTGCTAAGGCTAAGGAAGTTGAAGCAGCTTATAAAAAGTATGTAGAACTCAGAAATGAGTTTATAAAGAAATATGGTTCTTTCCATATGACTTATGATGATGGGACTTTCAAATCCTTTTTTGACTATTTCTTTGATATGTAAATAAAAAACCCACAATACAGTTTGTTAGGCACACTTCCCTCCTTTCAGTGCCTTAACAATATAGAGAGTGGCAGACTGGTCAGTGGACCCTCTGCCACTTTTTTAGTTTACAAAAACATTTTATTATATTATAATATAACTGTAATAAACGGGAGGGAATAAATTATGAAATGGTATGGTAATCTTACAAACAGACTTGAAGAAGGTAGACAATTTGAAGAGATTAAACCAGGAACAGACATTACAATGTATCTCTGGTCTGATAGACATTGCTACTATGTTACTGAAGTAATAGATGAAAAACATATTAAAGTAAAGCCTTGGATAGTAATAGCTGACCACTCTAAACCATGTAGAATGGGACATCAGGACTGGCTTTATTTTAAGACTTATAAAGAAGCCAATGATTATCTTAAATCTTTTGGCTTTAATGGATATAGAGAAGACCTTGAGACTATAGAAGAAGACTGGGTATTCAGATATAACAAGTGGATGAGAATGTTTAGATACACTGAAGAAAATTATTGCACTGACAGAGAAAAGAAGTCTTTAGAAAAGAAAGGCTACTATGATAGATTCTCTGACCTTAGTGGGAAAGTTAGCTTTGGTGTTAGAGATTATTTTTATGATTGGACCTTTTAATTATGAACTGTAAAGATTGTAAATGGAATATAGGTGATAAGGATTATAAAGAGGGTGCATTTATAGATTGCGTATGGCACTCAACAGAAAAAGAATCTATACCACCTTGTTCTTCGGAGTATAACTAATGAGAACTTTAGCAGATGAAAGTGTTATAAGTCAGCTCAAAGCAGCTAGACAAAATGATTGGATAACAGATTATGTATATAATTATTGCGTTGAAGCTATAGAAGAAAGAACTACTGCTTCTATAAAGCTTGGACTTGAGAAATTTCCTAATTATCTTAATTGGGGTAAGAAAATTTAGTTTACAAATCAACAATAATTTATTATAATTATATATAAAATAATTTAGTGAGGTATTATAATGGTACTTAAAGCAAAAACAGTTAATAATGAAATAATTACTATTAATGAAGAAGCAGAATCATTTACTGTAGAATTTGAAAATGATGAAACAGTAACAATAAGAACAACAAGTGATTTTGAAGTTACAATAGAATCTTCTAATGGTTTTGGTGATGTAGAACAGCTTATTGCTAAGCCGGCAGACCATCATAGAATTTGTGTAACTCAGGGAGAATCTGGTGTACTTAATATAGCAGAAATAGAAGTTAATTACCCTGAAGAACCAGTATCAACAGAAGCAGAACAGTAGTAATTTATAATATTTTATAGGCGGTCAACCCGCCTTTTTAGCATATGGAAGAACATAGTAAATCAATTTTACAAGAAAAAGAATGCTGTTTTATTTGTGGGACTACTAATGAGTTACATAGGCACCATGTTTTTTATGGTACAGCTAACAGGAGAGTATCTGAAGAAGATGGGTGCTGAATTTGGCTCTGTGGGCCTCACCATAATATGTCTAATTATGGTATTCATTTTAATAAAGATTTAGATGATAAAGTAAAACAATTTGCGGAGAAAAAATGGATAGAAACATATGCTTCAGATTTACCTGAAGATAAACAAATAAAAGCATTTATTAAGCGCTATGGCCGGAACTATTTATAATGCAATTTAATGATTTTAATATATTTACAGTAAAGACACTGGAGGAGTTTAAAGAGTTAGAGCAAAAACTTTTTTCAGTTGACATAAAAGACGATACAGCTGTTACAGTATACTGTTATGAAACAGGTACTTTTTATTACTATAAATCAGAAGAAATATTAGGAAGGTTGAGGTTAGTCACAAGTGGAGAACGCAAATTTGAAGGATAATGTAAATCACCCCTCACATTATACTCAAGGTGATATAGAATGTATTGATGCTATAAAGGCTGCAACAGTAGATAAAAAAGGAATAGAAGCTGTCTATGTATCTCAGGTTATAAAATATGTTTGGAGATACACTCAGAAGGGTGGCAGTGAATCCTTAAGAAAAGCTAGCTGGTATCTAAACAGATTGATAAAAGAAGTTAGTGATAAAGAATATGACCATAAAGATGTTAAAGGAGTTGACTAGTGAAAGAACTGATAGTTAGAGGATATTCCTTAGCTGAAACATATCATAAAGCATTAGAAGAATTATCAACATATGGTGAGTTAGTGAATAGTGCAGACTGGGGCTGTGATTGTCTTGAGGCTTCATTAACTATGTCTATTACACAGCCATTATCTGAACCTATGATAAGTAGATGTTGTATATGTTCACCTGAAGCTTTAGAACAATATAGGCAAGAACTTCTTGATGGTATACTTGATTTTAATATAGGTACTACTTGGGATTATACCTATCATAATAGAATGGTATTTCCTGTAGACCAAAAGAAATTTATATTAAATGAACTTAAAAGAAACCCAGGTTCTCGTAGAGCAGTAATTGATGTAAGAAACATAAGTAAAGATTGTTACTCAGAAGACCCTGCTTGCCTACAGCATATTCAATATTTTATAAGAAATAATAAGTTAGACTGTTGTGTATTGTTTAGAAGTAATGATGCAACAAGGGCTAATTTTATGAACAGTTTTGGGCTTATAATGCTTCAAAAATGGTTTGCAGATGAATTAGGTATAGAAGTAGGTACATTTACTTTAAGAGCTAATAGTTTTCATTGTTATGGGAATGAGTTAGATAACTTAAATAATTATGTAAAGAAAATAAAAGAAAAAGGTTATACTGATAAGTCCATTGTATTTAATTATAAAGACAATTGGGATAAGAAAATGGAAAATAGTAAACCTATTATAGAAGAGAAAGTGAGAAAATTGCGTGGAGAAGAGTAAAAATTTACAAACAGCTTTTGATAAATTAAATAAGATGTTTGGTGCCAATAGTGTTACTGTATTAGGTGAAACTGAACCTATTAAGGAACATTTATTATCTTCTGGTTCACTCTTAATAGACCAAGCACTTGGTGGTGGTATTGGTTATGGAAGGGTAACAGAACTTTATGGTGTAGAATCCTCAGGTAAATCTACATTATGTTTACATTTTGCTGCTCAGTGCCAAAAAGAGGGTGGTGTAGTTGCTTATGTAGATACAGAAAATGCTTTAGATGTAGATTATGCACATAAATTAGGTGTTAATACAGATAATCTCATCTTTGCCCAGCCATCATCTGCAGAAGAAGCACTTGAAATTGTAGATGTTCTTGCACAATCTGGAGAAGTAAATCTTATAATTCTTGACTCTGTAGCTGCCCTTGCCCCACAGGCTGAATTGAATGGCGAGATGTCAGATATGACAATAGGATTGGTAGCCAGATTGATGAGCAAAGCGCTTCGTAAAATAACTGCTACACTCAATCAAAATAAATGTGCTGTAATTTTTGTAAATCAAATAAGAGAAAAGATAGCAACTGGTTTCTCAATGGGACCAAGTGAAACTACTTCTGGTGGAAGAGCATTAAAGTTCTTTGCATCTCAAAGGATTGAACTTAGAAAAACTACTGCAATAAAAGAAAGAGATGTAGTAGTTGGTAATAATGTTAAAGTCAAAATAGTTAAAAATAAAATTGCGCCACCTATGAAAGTTGTTGAACTCCCACTTATGTTTGGTAAAGGCTTTGATGCTTCAAGTGAAGTTATAGATTTAGCTATAGATTATGACCTTTGTAAAAAATCTGGTGGTTGGTATACTACACATACAGGTGAAAGAGTACAGGGTAAACCTAACCTTTCAGCTTATTATGATTCCCACCCTGAAGAAGCTGCAGAACTTAGAGAAATGGTGGTTGCAAAACTTAAAGGAAATGACACTAATCTTGTTCAAGAAGAATATGAAGTTGATGAAGATGGTGTTATTATAGATTAACTCTCATATCTTACCTCACTGGAGACAACTTAAGTTGTCTCCTTTTTTATAGTTTTAAACAATGCTAAATTAGATATAAAGGTTTTATAAAGGTAGGAAATATGATATACATAGATTCTGACTGTGATGTCTGTAAATTATTTAATACAGATGATGACGATGAGGAGAGGCCACAATCTTCATATATTAATGCTAGATTAATATCTGGAGAACCCCCTCAAGTTGAAGACCCTTGTAATAAAGCTTGAAGGATTCCAGACCCTAAACCTTTAGACCCACCTTATAAGCCTAAAGAAGATATAAAGGACCATAGGAATTTAACCCATAAAGATGCTCCTAATCAGCACGATATTCAAGCAATTACTGGGTTACAAGAAGCATTAGATAGTAAATTAAATATAGAAGATGTTTATTTGTTAGATACTTCTGAAGGCACCACTGTTGTTATAGGTGATACATCTTTTACTATATTTGAAAGTGGCTACATTGAAGAAAATTATTATGATGTAGACGAAATCAATGCTTTACTTGCAGAGAAACAAGATAATTTAATAGCTGGTGAAGGAATTTCCATTGATTTAGATAGTCAGGGAAGACCAGTTATTTCAAACACTAATGTTTCTGCAGTATGAGGAAACATTCAAGGAACAATAACTGACCAAACAGATTTAATAAATTATATTAATGAATTTGGTGGTAAGATAGATAGTATTACTGTTAATGGCATAGAAGTACCTATTGTTAATAAAGCAGTAAATATTGAAGTACCTACAAAAACTTCTGATTTAACTAATGATAGTGGTTTTATTACAAATGCAGTTAATGATTTAGCTAACTATTATCTTAAAACTGAAACATACACTAAGCAAGAAGTAAATGATATTGTAGCTACAATATCATCATTAAAGTTAGAAGTTGTAGAACAATTACCTACACACGATATTTCTACTTCTACTATTTATTTAGTTCCAACCCATACTGGTGAAGCTAATAATATATATGAAGAATATATTTATGTAAATAATAATTGGGAATCAATTGGTAGTACTCAGGCTGATTTAACTAATTATTATACTAAATCAGAAGTAGATGATTTATTAGATAATAAACAAGATGTGTTAACTGCTGGTACTAATATAGCTATTACAAATAATGTTATTTCTACAGCAGATACATTAAATTTTGATGTTATAGATTGTGGTAAAGCACCTGGACCAGTTGATGGTGTATAATATATTATGAGTACAATTAACACGAGAATAAAATCAAAAAGAGATACCACTGCTAACTGGGATAATGCCAGGGGATTTGTCCCCATGGAAGGAGAGTTAATAATTTATTTAGATTACTTAACTGAAAAAGATTCTGAAGGTAATGATATATTACAACAAGATAAAGATTCTGAAGGTAATCTAGTGTATGACTCAGAAGGTAATCCTGTAATGGTACCGGTATTAATCCCTGGTATTAAAGTTGGTGATGGTAAGGCATATGTTCAAGACCTACCTTTCATAGACCAAGATTTAAGGACTTTGGTAGGTGACCATATTGCCAATGAATTAATCCATGTTTCTTTGTCAGATAGACAAAAGTGGAATAATAAAATAGACCTAATAGATGACGGTCAGGGCGGTCAACCTAATTATGGTGAAGAAGAAACATCTGAGGGTTGGAAATTAAAAGGTGAAGTATTATATTTTGATAGATTATAGGAGAAGAAATGGCTGATATTAGTGTAATTAAATTACCTAGTGGTAATGAATATAATATTAAGGATGCTGTTGCAAGACAAGCTATTGCAGGCGGTATATCCTTTAATATTATATGGAAACAAGGAGATTATGAGTCCACTACTGCACCCACAACTACACAACTTGCAGGTATACCACAAGGTGTGACAGTTTATTACAATAATGGTGCAAGT